AAGATAATATGCCTGGTGGATTAAAAAAGAAAGAGCTAAGAACTGATTTAGATCTTACTCCAAAACAAAAAATGTTTGTAGAGATTTTAGTTCAAGATTGGGGATCTATTACACAACACGAAGCTTTACAAAGAGCTGGTTATAATTGTAAAGATGAGAACAGTGCTAAATCAACTGCATCACAATTATTGTCAAGAAAGACAAGTCCTCACGTTGCAAAATATTTTGATAAAAGATTTGAACAAGAATTAAAAAAATACGAAAGTGATAACCTCAGAAGATTTAAAAGATTAGATAGACTATCTAAAAAATCAGAGGAGAAAGAACAATTTGCAGCAGCTATTAATGCTGAATATAGATCTGGTCAATTAGCCGGTGCTTACGTTGATAAAAGAGAAGTCAGAGTAAGTGGTTTGGAGGGTATGTCACGTGAAGAACTTGAAAGCAAACTTAAGGAGTTATCCGAAAAGATCGATGGATACAATGCCAAGACAGTTGAAGCTGAAGTCACAGACGTTTCTGAAGAAAGCTAGTTGGTCTGAGTTTATTAAATTGTTTAATCAAGTACACAACCCGCTGCTTACGTCAGTTGGTGTGGTAGAGGTAAAAGTTGATGAGAAAAAAAATAGCAATTCCTAAAAAGACTAAAAGCGAAATAGATAAATATCCAATGGTATCAGTAGAGTGGTTTGATATTGTCTCGGATAGTGCCTGGACAAGTTTTGATGCATTAAAGAAATCTAATCTAGCCACCTGCATCACCAAAGGTCACCTGTTAAGTCAATCAAAAGGTGTTACTAGAATCTTTGGAGATTACTCATTTTCAGATAATGGAAAAGATATTGAAAGTATTGGCAACACAACTATAATTCCTAATTCAGTCATCAAAGAAATAAAAAAGTTAAGTTAGATATGTCAGGAAAAAATCCGGAAAGTAGGCTTTGGCAAAAGGTAAAGCTTGGACTTAACCAATGTTTTTTAACTCGCATAGAATCTAGCTCAATCAATGGTATTCCAGATGTACATGGTGTGCATAAACAAGGAGTATTTTGGATAGAACTTAAATCTGATAAATCAAATTTTCCTAAACTAAATCGGTGGCAAATTGTTTGGATTAACCGATATGTTAAAGCGGGTGGAACTGTATTTATACTTCATGAGAACTTGGGTAAGACCCTCTCGCAGAGACGTATAGAACTGTACAAGCCGGTGTCCGTGTTCACTGATCCTCGGGATCTCGTTCCTCGTTTCTCGTTCTCGGCCCCGTATCACTGGACAACCATCCAGCATCACCTGCTGGAGGAGCTGGAAGCTCGCGCAGCGTGATCCTCGTTCTCGTTTCCTGGCCACGTTACATTTTACCTCTTTGTTAACGTGGCCTGGTGACGGGACCTGCAGCTCAGGATCTAAAAAAATAATTTTAAAAAAGTCTATTGACAATTATCCCATTAGGTCTTATCTATGTTAAATATAACAAAGGAGAAGATATGACTAAAACAATTACGTACAACGATAAAGAATATAAAATACCTTTCTCGGTTGCGTTACCCGAAGACCCAACTACACAGGAAGAAGTTAAGAATAGATTTGGTGGCGAGTCATGCATGTTGCCCGCTTTCGCTGTCGCTGTGTACGATGTTATTATGGGAGCAGAAATGTTCAAAGACTGGGAAACCCATCGAAAAGGTCTGGATTGGTTTATTGAAAACTTTCCAAAACAATACATGGTGTTACTAGATTAATAATTTTTACCCCAAGCCCAAAGGGCTTGGGGTTTTCTCGTTCTCGGTCTAGAAGAAGCTCGTTCTCGTTCTCGGTAACAAATAACCTTCCCATCCCAGCAGCCAGAGCTACAGCACGGGGATCAGGATGCTGGTGAAGTTCTGTTTGACAAAGGACACCGAATGGGTAAAGTTTGTTAGGAAAGGAAAAGAAACATGGCAATAGATTTTGACGCTCTCGATCTCGTTCGAGGAGAGAACAAAGCTCGTTCATATAATAAGAAACTAGATGGGCTACAGCAGCAGGTAACTTCCCTTCAGGAGCTGGTGAAAGAAGTGGTTTCAGCACTACCTAAAGAAAAGCAAAGCTACTACGAAGAAAAAATAAAAACCTATCTAAAATAGCTCTTGACATATATCCCATCGGGTCTTATATAAGGTCTATGATTATCATTTACACAACCGTCCTATACCTGGCCATCTTATTTGGCACAGGTATTATTTCATTAAACATATAAGGAGAGCTACATGAAACTAGACGACAAGACTGAGAATGAAAACCTGAAGAAGCAGAACAAGCAGTTGTGTTCACTACTCGCGAACATGTGCTGCCAAGCCGATGAAGATACACCTGCAGAATATAGAACAGAACATTTCCGCAGCGCTATGACTGATGGCTACGATTATTTAAAAGAGATTGGATATATCAAAAAGGAGGAAAACGATGAAGACTAAACTTAATAAACTAGTTCAACAATTGAATGCGGAGAACGCGCCATCCGATGGCTGGCGCGATGAGGATCGCGTTGTCGATAAGCCGGAGGAAGGTAAAGTATACGCACTGACCGGTGGCCCGGGCTCGCGCTGCATCGCTAATGGTAACAGCTGGTCTGAGTCTGAGGTGACAGATGCGGATCCGGCAGCTCGTACCAATGATCGCAGGACTCGTTAGTATGTACCTGTTCGGACTCATACTTTTTCCAAGAGCTACAGGATGGATCACCTTCATCCTGGCGCTCGCGCTCGTTTCAGCTGTCGGTTAGATCTCTCGCTCGTTCCAAGAAAAGTAACTGGACCTGCAGCACGGGCTGATGCCTTCCCATCAGGGAGCTGGAAGCTGGTGGCAAATGTCTCTCGCTCTCGTTCCAAGAAAGGTAACCCAAGTGAGATAGATGAAGATGACTGGTGCTGGTGCAGGTGAGCTGTGGTACGAGGAATGGTTAGGTTTGCAGTTTAGAATGGTTCTAAAAGATAATTTAAAAAAGTTGTTGCATTAATATATGGGAGTTGATAAGAGATAGAACAAACTAACAAAAAGGAGAAAAGTTATGGGACTAGATCAACACGCACACCTACGAGGTCAAAAGGTAGATTGGGACAAATACTATTCTGATGATCAAGAAGAACAGTCAAAAGTTTTTGTGTGGAGAAAACACGCAAGACTTCAACAGTTCATGGCGAAGAAGTGGGACGAACAAAACGCACACCACGAGCATGACGGTATGCTTTCACATTTAGGATTTAATTCTGATTGTGACGCGCCTGTCTATATCACTCAAGAGGTCGCTAAAGAATTAGCCGAACAAATACAAGAGGGCTATAAGGATTACGTAGCCGAAGATGGTTTCTTCTGGGGACAACAGTTTCAAGAGGAGAGTGTGAAAGAATACAAGGAACAAGATATCAAGTTCTTAAAGTTTTGCGAACAAGCTATCAACGAAAAGAAAGTCGTTGAGTATTGGTGCAGTTGGTAATGGCTAAAGATAAAATTAACGAGGCGACTACTGTCGCCTCGTCTCGTTCCTCGTCTCGTTCTCGTGGTCGTGGTCAGTTAGAACAAGATAAAATGACAGCACGGGTGCAGGAGTTGGCAGGACGTTTAGCAGAAATATTGGGAGAGGATTTTATAAAAACAGAGGTAGAACCAATATTAAAATTAAATAAAAAAAAGATAAATTAACTATTGTAATAAGATTTGATAAGATATAAAAGAATGGAGTATTCATAAGAATACATAACTTAACAAAGAGGTAACACATGGCGAATGCTGTTAAAAAACTAAAGCAAGACGAAGTTAAACAAGTCTTAGCTTATGTTAAACTAAAGCTAACTGCTAACAGAGTATCTAAGGAGTTAGAAACACTTAAACAAAACATTGTGAATGTTCACGAGAGAACAAAACAAAACTTGATTGTTGTTCAAGATGAGAATGGCAACAGTTATGGTTCACAAAAAATAAATCGTAAGCGAAAGCAATTTGATAAGGATAGATTTAAAATTGCTTACAACGATTTGTTTAATGAATACCAAAAGACAATTGAGTATTCAGAGTATAAAGCGATTGGAGATACTAATGCCTAGTAACTTAATCAACATTGCTCAAACCCTAGCGAACAGAGTTAGAGGTACTGAAGTTGAAAACCAAACTCAACAACAAGTAAGCGAGAAAAAAGAAACACAACTTAATTATGAGTTGATGTATAAAATGTTAGAGAGTGAGGTT